TTACCCAAGATGCGTGATACACTTATTCGTCAGGGATTGGTAAAAAAATGAATCGACGTGAAAAATTAATTGCTTCAGTGATCGGACCAGAGCTGGAAGAAGATAAAGCAAAGATGTTGGATGCAACACTCCGTTTAATCCTTGGAGACATGGGCGGAATGTTCACAAAGTTTTGGGAAGCCGAAGGTCCTGGGGTTATGTGCTTCCAACCCCAGCAAGTAGAGCGTTCGATGTTTTACTTGACACTTAAAGAACTGCACGCTGCACAAGAAGAGTGTGAACGTGACAATAACGGTGATCTGGCGGAAACTTTTAGACGGATTCTTAACGCTGCACAGAAGATTGATCCAGAAGAAAAAGCTGGTTATGTCTTAAATGATCAAGATGGTATTCGCTATTTGGAAATAGCGAATGACCAGACAAAAGATGTGATGATCAAAGACTGATGCCTGCTTTTCTTGGTAACAAAAAAGTTGAAAACTACGAGTGGATCAGTAATCGTGACATGATTGATTCCGCTCATTTGCTGATGGGCGGTATTGATCTGGATCCAGCTAGCTCAGCAAAAGCTAACGAGTATGTCAACGCCAAGAAATTTTACACACCGAAGGAAGATGGTTTAAACGAGATGGAGTGGCATGGGAATGTGTATGTGTTCCCTCCACGCCATTCCTACTTTTGGCATGAGCAGTCCCAACGGTGGAAGATGACCAGGGGTTTGTCTCCAACGTTGACTTCTGCTTATGCACTTTGGTGGCGCACTTTAAAAAGGAAGTGGGTATCTGGTGAGATCGAACAGGGTGTGTATTTTGCCAATGCACCTGACATGTTTCTGTACTGTCAAGATATTTTCGATCATCCAATCTGTATCTTGAAGACGAGACCTATGCTGCATCAGCATTTTATTAACACAGGTGAGATCAAGGTTCGGAATACGTGCGCTTCTTTTGTTGTATTTCTTCAACCCAAAACAAATGTGACGGAAGCTACCGAACACTTTGTTGAGATTTACAGCCCCAAAGGCCGCGTTCTTGTCTGAGTGAGCTACACTTTGAAAGCTTAGTTGACGTTATGAGCATTCTTTCGGACAAAGAAATCAAGCAACTCGCCCTTGAAGAGGGTATGATTCAGCCGTTCCAGGATCGGTTGATTAGTGAACAAAATGGTCGCCGTTTGCTGAGCTACGGGTTAAGTTCGTATGGATATGATATCCGCCTCTCACCCAAACAATGTTTGATCTTTGGTCGCACTCAAGCAGGTGACTGCGATCCCAAAGCATTCGATGCAGATATTCTTAAACCAGCCGAGTTGTTGGAAGACGAGAAGGGTCAGTACTTTTTACTTCCTCCTTTTGGTTACTGCCTGGGTGTTGCAGAAGAGTACTTAGATCTTCCCAAAGATGTGACTGTAGTTGCTGTGGGGAAAAGCACGTATGCCCGATCGGGGATTATGGCAAATATTACTCCAGCGGAAGCACGGTGGAAGGGACACTTAACTCTTGAGATTAGTAACTGCACTGCACTCTTTAACCGCATTTATGCAAACGAGGGCATTTGCCAGTTGCTATTCTTCCGTGGTAACGAGTGTGAAACTGATTACCAAATGAGGAAAGGTAAGTATCAGGACCAAAAGAAAGAGGTTGTATTCAGTCAGGTTTAACTGAATCCTCTAAAGGTACCAGAAAATGGTTGGGGTTTCCGTGCGTAACTGACACCGCCTGCTTTACCACCGGAGTCCCCCTGGCTTGGAAGAACTACACCATCGATATTTGCTTCGTTCCTGGGGGTTCTACCACGGATCTGTGGTTCATCAATCGAAGCCCTTTGTTTGTATGCACCAGCGGTTTTAGCTGCTGCCATGTACTTGGCTACTCGATCTTGTTGTCTGATATTTCGTACGTCTGTTTCGTCGGCAATCTCTCGTTCTGTTTCGTCTAACCGACGAATGTCAGTGTCATATGCCTGTTCAGGATTAAGATCTGTTACCTCAGCTCCAGAGGTACCAGACTGATTCCTGGGATCGTATGTAGGGTCTAAAAATCTTGCCATGTTATTATTTTACTTGAAGGAATTCAGGCCAAGATATAACAATGATGCACGCTGCGTCATCTATGAGCGACTTCTTAGATAACTTCATTGTTACGAATGATGAAGTAAAAAACAGGTGTTTAAGCCTGATGGATTTTGGTCAGGAACTAGACAACGAAACCAACGACGTTCCGCTTCAAGACCTTTATAATCGGGGTTTAGTGCTTACCCAAGAAGGGCGTGAGCGCCAAAACCTACAAATTGAAGGAGGAGAGCGATGCGGACTGACGGGCTATATTCCGAGTATGGAAGAAGGGATGAAGATGGGCGCCAATCCGAAGCCCAGGTCTTTAGTCTTGGAACTGGAGGGGATGCCGGAGGACGAAATCGAGATGTCGAAGAAACGCCGTGGTTTGAGCCGGTAGATTCTGAAGACGGGTGCAAGGACGGTTTTTGTCCAATGCCCCAACGTAAAGTTGTTGATGTGGTGAATCACCCTCCGCATTACACAGAGGGTGGTATTGAGTGTATTGAAGCGATTGAAGCTCAGCTAACCGCAGAAGAGTATCGTGGCTACCTGAAAGGAAATTGCATAAAGTATTTGTGGAGGGAGCGTCATAAGGGTGGTGTTGAGTCCCTTAAAAAAGCTCAGTGGTATTTGGATCGTTTAATTCAGTACTTAGAAGACTGACATTGGTTCATCATCTTCTTCGTCATCATCGTCGTCACCTTGACACATCATGGCCAGTTCCACGAGTTCAAGTTGAGTTGGGCAGTCAAATTCAAGTTCAATATTTTCGTCTTGGAGAATGTCTTTCACTGCTGCCCACTCAATTAAACGCCGCTGGTACAGATTTAACAAAGCTGCGTACAACTGGTCCCAAGTCATCTCTTGTGCTTCAAGCTCTGCTTTGCGCATAGCAAATTGCAGTTGCAGAGGGAGTTCTAACTCGCGGGGACGAACAGCGTCTTCCATCTTGTTTGCTTTATCTTCAAATATTCTAATCCCACGAGTCAAATGATGATCCTTTCCAGTCATGCTCCTGGCCAAAATCAAAAGTGACTTCTAGGTCAAACTGGTTTGCAAACTCAGCCAGAGTATAGGGATTGATCTTTTGTTCCAGGGTTTCAATTGATCTGATCTGGTGCTCAGCTCCACCGTAATTGGAGAACGCACGCAGGAGAATACCTCCAGTTGGCGACAAGGAAGAGCGTATTTCCGATAGAAAAAGTGAAGATTCTTCTCTGCGTCGATCAAGGAGTCCGCCTACTACCCTGTAATAATGATCGAAGACCCAACGGGTGATTTGTTCTGCTGCACCACGCCAATCCTCAATCTCCACTGCATCAATGATGGGACTGTAAAGAAAAGGCTCCCAACCAACGGAATGAATAAAAGAAATTAACGCATTAACCATTGAGTCATCAAGACCTAAGTTAAGACGCATCAATTCTTCGTTAATAACTTCTACTTCGTGGTTCAAATATTCCAGTGCTTTACGTTCTGTACAGCAATGCCCTTGACGCACTGGAGCGCCATCAGGATAATATTGTGTTCCAAACCCTAACGTATAAGGAGTTGTTCCAGTGCACGGATCTGGGTAAGCTTTTTCGCTAAACCCCTCATATTTTTTAATTAGTTTAATTGCCCGCGAAAAATCGGACATGAGAAATAGTTCAGCTATTCCCCATAATAGTCTTAATTAAAACTAACTGTTAGCCTTTACCTTGCCCACGAGACTTCTTACGTCCATGAGAAGGTTTGGAGTTTTGTCCTTGTCCTTGTTTTGTTAACTTAGGACGAGACTCTTTTTTGGTTGACGTGTTGCCTTTTACTTTTCCCATCTTAACTACCACTTAACTTTGTGAGACCAATATCTTGCCGACATGATGTCTGGCTTTGCGTCTTGAGCGTTATGTCGTGCATAATAAGATTTACGCCTAGCTTTATCTTTTTCAGTTGTAGGGTTTTTACCTGCGCCTTTTACACCTTGCTGGCCAAAACGAATAATTTTTTCTTCTCCATCTTTACATGCTTTAACCACATGTGACTTGGTGGGATGGCCAGGAGTCTTCTTTGGCTTGTTACAAGCCATGTCATCTTTCGCTAGCTTAGCTGCTTTTGCTGCTTTCTTACGTTTATCTGACATCAACTAAGCCCTTTAAACATAGATGTGAATTCGTTTAAGAACCCCTGACCAGCTTTTGATTTGGTCGGTAATTTCTCATCTTCATCAATTGTAAAATAACTAGACCTTGTTGGTTCTTCCTCTTCTTCTCCTTCACCAAAGAAACTTTCAATTGTACCAAGGGAGGCAAACGGGTCAGAAAAGTTAAGCCCAGTTGTCTTCAATGCTTCGTTAGTTCCTGCTTTGGTGAGAGCAGCTTGTTCGGATCGATCGAGATCCGGAAAAAAGTTCTCATAAAACTCATCTTCTGTACCCTGGAAACCAGCAGATTGAAATGTCTTGTATAGTTCAGTTTGGCCTTCAATAGTATCTTTGGGTTTATAGTCTTCTTCTCTTTGAATGTAACTAACACCTAACACTTCTTGTGTTGGTTTTTCTCTTTTCTCGTTTAGGTACTTAATTTGTTCTCTAATTTCTTGTGCCGAACCAGTTCTAACAGCTTCTGTAATGTAATTTTTTAACTCTTCAATAGTTCCACCAAAACTTTCAAGTCCGTATTTCTCTAGTACTTCATCCCAAGTTTGCTTATCTTCTGGATTCAATCCTTTTAACATCTCATCAGCAAATTCTTCTGGCTTCAAGAACTGACCAAAAACTGTTCCTTGAGCAAGAGCTTCTTCATTAAGAGCTGGAAGGATTTGATTGTAGATATAATCACTCACTTTAGATGCGTTTAAAATGTCATCGGCCGGATCGTAACCTTGCCCTTGGCCTTTAACCTGGAAGTGCATCCTGGCAAAAGCATCTTTGTCATTGATGTTCACACCAAAGCGATATGCTTGTGAGGTCCAGTAAGGATCTCCATTTTTAGCTGCTTCCCAATCAGCACTTACTGTGGATGCTTGCTTTGCATAGGCTTCAGTTCTTGCCTTGTCTCCCGATGGGTTAAAGTAAAACTCTGCGTTAAAGTAACGTTCAGGAGTTTTACGAAGCTCTTCAATATATTCATTAGCCCTTAAATCAGCAACTAATTTTACAGCGTTAAGAATATCTTGAGTTTGGAATGGGTTTTGTTCTGACTGGCGAACGTCGAGATACTCAACGAATTCATTCATTGATTTGGATTCGTTGAAGCGAGGCATCAAATATTGATCAATAAAGTCACGCGCAAATTGACCTTGAATCTTTACTCGTTCTTCTGCTTGTTCTTTTGTAAGTCCCAGCTCTAAATCAGCTTGGTATTTTTCTTTAAGTGTGTTATCAAACCATTGCTGCCAGTTATAAGTTACTTCATTGTTAATACCAGTAATTCCACGTAAAGATTTTTCTAAAGACTTTTGTGCTTTATCGCCACCCATAAATGAGAGTACACCGCCGACCCCAGAATCCCCAAGAATTGAATTAGTTAAATCTTTGTTGATACCAGTAATTTCACCAAAAGAATCAAAGCCGCTAAAGATGGCAAGCTCTTGCTCCATCCCTTTAGCTTTTTTCATTTGCTCAATTGTTTGTTTTAAAACATCTTGGGTCAACGCACCAAAACGCTTAACGTCCACAATTGCTTTCTCACCGACAGCAGCGTTGAGTGCGTCTTCTAGTTCTGTAATTCCGTAATCAGCATTGATATTGTATTTAAATGCAACTTCTTTATCTTCCGGCCGATCAGACATTCGGAAGAGTACGGCAAATTCATCCGGCTTGTTAAGGTCCAGAAAAAATTCTTTTCCTTTTGATTTCCAATACGTGTCACCTGCTTTAGCAGCTTCCCAGGCTGCAGCAACTTCTGGTACCTTTAGAAGACGTTCTGTTTGAGTATCTGTGTTGACACCAAGCTGAATCGTACGCGCTTGTTGTAGCTCAATATCAGTCGGTTTGCGTTCAACGTATTGCTTTGCAGCGGCAAGTTCTTCTGCTTTGTTACCACGGGCACCTGCTGGCTTACCTTGTGTTGTGTAATGGTTTAAATAAAAACCATTCTCGCCATACCGTTGAGTAATATCAATATCATCATTGGCAACAGCAGATTGCCATTGTTGAGCAGCAACTGGATTTTGCGCTTTGTAATAAGCAGCATCAAAGACACCGTAAGGAGGTTTAGTTCCAAGATTTGAATCCCATGTTTGTAATTTATTTTGAGTGTAAAAAGTTTTATAGTCATATAACATTGTGTTTTTAATTGAGTCCGCTTCTGCCTTGGAAAAACCCGCAGCCTCAAGACCTAGATCTTTATTTTTTAAGATATCTCTTTGTTTAACGTAATCTCCTCCTGCAGTGCTGGCCTTTACTTGAGCAAATAAATCATCTGCTTTGTTTCGTGTGTCTGCTTTTGCGGTGTCTTGATTATATTCTTTTAGTTGTTTTTCGTAATTAGCTTTATCCTGATTGAAAATGTTATTTAAATCCTCGTATACACGAGGATCCATCATTGCAGCCCACCCTCTTTGTATATTTTGATACGCTTGTTGATAATATCTTCCCTGGCCAGATGCTCTACCAGTATTGTTCCAGTACCAATTATGGTCTGGAGCGGATGGCATTTCTGCTGGTTTTTGTTTATCTGTTTTCCATCTGCCCGTTGCAGGATCTTTGGTTAACGCCACATTAAACCGCCATCTGTAATGCTTCTAGTTGACAAGAAAAAATGTCAATAATTTCTTGCGACATCCAAGAACTAATTCTTTCCATCCTAGCTTGGGTAAAGAATTCTTGTTGTCTGTACCAGGTCTCTACTTCAGTGCTTCCCTTGTTACTGTTGCAGCGACGACAAGCAGGAATCAAATTGTTCCTGTTGCTGGAACCTGATTTAAACCTTGGGACAATGTGATCCAGGCTTGTTGCTACGTCTTCGCAATAACCACATTTATAATCCCAGGATTTATAAATATCGTCTCTAAATCGTTTTTTTGCTAACCTTGGAGTTACTTCGATCAGTAGGGCGAGTGGTGCGTTCTCGTCACTGAACATACTCTTTAGTTGCTGTTAACTTATTTTAAGATCGCTAAGCCAAAGCTCAAAGTTTAAGATTTGCTAAAAATCCTTGACCTGCATGGGTTTGTCGGTAGTGTATATCTGAACACTCCCTGTTCTTTATGTCAGCTTCTACCGGCTGGGTCACAGCCAACAAAGCGTGCGAGCTTCTTGGGCTCGACAAAAAACAACTGTTTAAGATGCGAGATAACGGTACCCTAAAACTGGGACCTCACTTCGCAGCCTTTAAGGATACGTTCTCACGGGACTCGTATCGTTGGAATGTGACTAGCGTCAGGAAAGCACTGCGTAAGCAGGGGATTGAATTTGCCGATCCACTTTCTTTGGCTGGTAAAAGTCCTTCCTGATTCGATAAGAAAGGATTAGATCGGTCAAGTTCAAAGTAATTACTTTGTTTTTAATACCGACTTCAAGTTTTTCTTGAATCTCTTTAAAGCAGTTCTCAAGTTTTGAGGGCTGCTTTTCTTTTAGTTGAAAAAGAAGAACCCACTGTGGATGCATGGGGCGAACTTTTTTCTTTTTTGAAATGATGTTAATTGTGTTGTCAGTGTTCCAGGTAAATCCTTTTAACTCTTTAGGGTGTACACCGTAAGTGGCAAGCATACCATAAAGCCACGCCGCTTGTCCAAAAGACTTCTTGTAAAGAAGCTGGAAGTAATCGTCAACAATCGCCTGGTCAGACGGAGGGGGATGTAAGTGCTTCATGGGTTGGTGCGTATGAGCTAACCAAACCTTAGACCTTACTTAGCCCAGGGACGCGTTGGTGGACAAATCTTTTTGAGTCTTAATAGACTCAACATTAGTATACATTATGTAAGTCTTCCTTAAAGCATTGTAAAGTTATTGATCGTGATCTTATCTGTTGCAATATTAAATATTTTTTGCAGCATTGGATAAATCATTGGTGATTGACAATTATACGGAGGAACATCCATGACTGCCAATGCGCGTTTAGTTTCTTGCAATGTGCGTGCCTTTGTTAATTCTTCTTCTGTTTGTTTGACTAATCTTTGTTCCCATTTGACCATACCATCTGGCCCTACAGGGAAATCAGATGGTTCGGGAGGAAACACTCGATCTCTAAACCTAAGTGCATAAATGTGTTTGCAGTATCGAAGCTCATCTAAAAGTGGCGTCCAGTTATCACTGATTGTCAGAATAATATCTTGTGGAACAACACTTGAATCCGTCTCAAATATTGCAGAGCTGTAGTCGTCGTATCCAGGCATGCCTTCTGCCTGTGAGCCAACAGTAGCAATATTACTTGTACTTCTTGTGTAGATCATACCAAAGTCTCGATACACTCCAGGGTTATCACGCGTTGCTTTTGTATCTGTATTCGATTCACTTACGGTGTAATCCAACTCAAAACCCTGTGGCGCGTACGTTTCAAGTACTCTGTTGACATCAGGTCGTGTCATCGCCCTGTTATCAAGCTTCCCATCAGTTCTAATCTCTTCAAATCGACCAGGCTTAACTGAAGCCCTGGAGCTTCGAGGAAATTGACGTTGATTATTTTTTCCGCCATTCGAAATAAAAGAGTAATCTCGATGTGTAAAGTCTTGGCAAGTACATGAATATCTAGACCCTGTCACCAGGTACCTACCAACTTCAAACCCCTGCGGTGACGGTGTGGTAAATATTGCATCAGGAGTGACATATACGGAACCTGCTTTTTTGAATGTAAGTACTCCTGTGTTTTGGTTTATGTTGACAACAACTGCCTGGACATAACCATAGCGTCTTTGAT